CCGAGTTGGTTGTCCGCTACCAGTACGGACTTGCTCCCGGTATCACAGGAGGACTTTTGATTGACACATCTCGTAAGTTCTGCCAAGATGTTGTGAATAGTGGGAGAGTTTATTCTCGTAAGGACATCAATATGATGAGTGCTGAACTTGGTTATGATGTATGGAAGAGAAGAGGCGGTTGGTATCACAACCCCACACTTGATGTGAACACACCACAATGCAGACACATTTGGGTTCAAAAATTATTGAGGAGAATTAAACGATGACCAACTTTGTATATTTCATTTCAACCACCTATTTGAAGGACAACACTCCTTTGAATGAGAATGTTGACGATAAATTGCTCAAGTCAGCAATCAAAGAAGCTCAAGAGATTTATGTAAGGGATGTCATCGGTTCGGGCATTTACAATGAGTTGCAAGTTCAGGCATTTGCTGGAACATTGACTCAATTGAATACAACCCTTTTGGATTCATACATTGCACCCTGTTTGAAATACTACACATTGACCGAAGCAATGCTTCCAATGACTTTCAAACTGATGAACAAATCGGTTGCATCAAGGGAGAGTGACAACGCTCGTGCCGTATCCGTAGAAGAGATGACAATGATTGAGGGCAGATACCGTGACAAGGCGGAGTATTATGCAAATCGTTTGCGTGATTACTTGCGTACAAACACGAATGATTATCCGTTATTCTTGAATCCCGGCAATACCATTGACACCATCCGTCCAAAGAACACCGCTTTTGTGGGTGGCATCTATCTTCCAACTTCACAAGATTGCTTTTGGAATTATGACTTCCCCAACGAGGACAAATAAGTGGCAGAAAAACAACGAGGCAAAGCTTCTCAAGTTCTTGAAAAATGACATTAAACCAAATAATCAAAAAGATTCAAACCGCAGCCGAAAGCCATAAAATGGTCGGCAAGTTCGGAGTTGGTCAGCAGTCCAATCTAACGGTTGAGAATGTTGAGTATTATCCGCTTGTTTGGTTGTATCCTGATGGGTTTAATTTGTCCACAACTGGAAACTTGATGACATACAACTTTGCTTTGCTGGTGATGGATCGTGTGTTTGAGAGTGAGAGCAATGTCATTGAGGTACTTTCGGACACCGCACAAATCATTGCAGATGTATTTGCATTGATTGATAACAACACCCAAGATGACGAGGACTTTGAATTGGTAGTTACTTCCAACGCTTCACCTTTTTACGATGCCAAAACCGACATTCTTTCAGGATATGCAATCAACTTCCAAGTCAACACTCCTTATTTATTTAATACTTGCGTTGTTCCTGTGTAGCGTGTTTTTTGCTTTCCTTAATTTGGAGAAGCCGATACGCATTCAAAGACCAATACAAGTGAAGATGCACGAAAGAATCGTGGAAAGGGAGAAACTAATTAGAGACACGCTCATCAAACGAATCAAGTCAATTGATACAATATACCTTGACACCTTCAAACCTTCCGCAGAGGGGTTAAAAAAGGCGATAGGATTACACATCCACTTGGACACCATATGAAAACACTCAAACAAGAAATTGTCAAGCAATATATTGCACAATTCCCTGACTTGCCAAATCGCACTTTGGCAAGTTTAATCTTCACAAAAGAAGAGGGGTTGTTTCCAAGTGTAGAAACTGCGAGAGATAGAATCCGATATTACAAGGGAGCGAAGGGAGAAAAAGATTTGAAATTTGTTATGAATCAAAACCACATAGACAAGCCGAATCACTCATCCATCAAAGAAGGGTTGGCAAAATTAAAAATCCTTTCACGAGCTGAAGATATGACTCCAGTTGTGTTGGGTAAGGGAAAGTATTTGATTCTTTCGGATATTCACCTTCCGTTTCACGATGAAGAGGCATTGACCGCTGCGTTGAATTACGGAGTTAACAACGCACCTGATTGCATCATTCTCAATGGTGACATCTTGGATTGTTATGATGTCTCACGATTCAGTAAAGAAATCCGCAGACCAAAAATCTCGGAAGAATTGGAGATGGGTAGAAACTTTTTCCAATACTTGCGTGAGTTGTTTCCCACACAAGCGATTTATTACAAGATAGGCAATCACGAGGAACGAATGAGAGCGTACATTTTACGCAATGCTCGTGAATTGGCAGACCTAAACGATGTAAGTTTGGAAAGTTTGTTAAGATTGGATCACTACAAAATCATACCGGTGAATCGTGAAATGATTAAACTTGGTAAATTGACGGTATTACACGGACACGAGTTGGGAGAATCGGTGTTCTCACCTGTGAATCCAGCACGAGGATTCTTTTTGAAAGCAAAGGCATCAACAATTGTTGGTCATTATCACCAAGTATCTCACCACTCGGAGAACAATCTGCACGGTGAACAAGTTGGGGTTTGGTCAATGGGTTCTCTTTGCAACCTATCCCCCGAATATCGTCCCTATGCTTACACCAAATGGTCAAATGGATTTGCATTTGTAACTGTCAATGAGGACTTGGGTTTTTCTGTTGACAATTTTAAGATTATCAATGGACAAATTCTATGATAAAAGTGCAAATCATACTGGAACAAAAGAATGACTCGTGGCTTGAATCTGTTGGGATTGAACCCGAGATTGTGCAAATCTTGGAAGATGGATTTGTAAATGAGCAACACATTGTCGCTGCTTGTGCGTTCTTTGAGAATACGCAACTATTTATGACAGGTGGACACATCATTGTGATTGAAGAGAGTTATTATACCTTTGTGAGAAAATGGATGCAATTAACCCAACCCACTACAAACAGGGAGACATAGAGTGTATTGATGCTATTGAGTCAGCAACCATCAGAAAGAAGGGACTCATTGCCGTCTGCACCGCAAATGTAATTAAGTACCTTTGGAGATGCGAGGACAAGAACGGACTGGAAGATTTGTACAAGGCGAAGTGGTATCTTGACAAGCTCATCGCAGAGAAGGAAAAACAAACGAAGAAAAACGCTACTTTGTAAGATGAGATTCTTGTTGATTCTGCTCCTTCCGTTGACCAGTTATGGGCAAGTCCTTGTTGATACAAACACGATCAAACAAGCCAACCACTATTTGGTCAAAGGTGCGATTGCAAGAGAACAAGTCACGCTTCTTCGTAAGATTGTGACATCGGATTCTATCATAATTGCCGAGCAAGATTCCATCATCGTCAAGGTGCGAATCAACAACGCATATCTGCGAGAGAAGAACAATGCCCTTGTGAGCGAAAATAAAGCCATTTCACGCAAGATAATCCTTTGGCAAGGGGTAAGTATCACTTTGACCTTTTTAACGCTTCTATCGTGGCTGAAATAGATTTGAGCAAATTAGGCGATGCACTTGACACCTTTCTTGGTGAAGGTGGAAACGATGACTTGTTGAACCAAATCATTGAGAATTGGTGGAATCAAAAGGTTTATCCTGAAATCGCTCGTTCAATGGATGAGAAGAAAATCAATGCTTCATCCGCTTTGAAGCAATCGTTTGTGCCGGGAGAGATTGTTAAGTCACCCACATCCATCAACACCGTCCTTCTTGCGGAGGATTATTGGGAATTTGTGGAATATGGACGCAAACCCACAAGAAATGGTCACATTGAAGGCACTCCATATTTGTGGCAGTCAATCAAAGAATGGATCGCCTACAAAGGAATCAAGCCAACCAACCCAAATATGTCGTATGAGTCACTTGCCAAAGCCATCGCAAGAAAGATTCACCGAAGGGGAACAAAAGCAACGCACTTCTTGTCGGATGCGTTCACCGAATCTCTTCAAATGGAGTTGGTCAATGAGCTGAATGCTCGTCTTGGGGACTTGATTTTTGCGGTGGAAGTGAAAAGTTAATTCACAAAAAGAAAAAAATACTTGCACAATTAGAAAGTTTACTTTACTTTTGCTCTCGTTATGGATTACACGAAAGCAATTGAAGAGATTAAAATGAAGAGACGGCAAGGACTATTGCAGTCAGTCGCTCGTAAAGCTGGGGTATCTCTCCCAACGGTTAGAAAGTATTTGATTGAGGGAAACATCGTTTCTCCCAAAGCCAAGTCAGTCATTGAGATTGCATTGAAGGAGGTGAACAATGATTGAATGTTGTGCAAACGGTTGGATATATGTTCAACGTGACGGAACTAAATGTGTGTATACTGACGCACAAGTTGAGAATTATTTTCTCAACCACCACTTTGAAGAGATTGAACCCTATTTGATAAGTGCCAATGAGATGTTTCACGGATGCGTAACCAAGAATGTTGTTGGTGTGGCATCGGAAACCTTCCAGTACAAAGAACCCGAAAAGTTCACAATATTTTTTATGCTCGGACAAAAAACAAATTTCCTATGAATAAAAGCGAATCAATTAAGAACATCGCTGGTGCGTTGGTAAAATTCCAAGCATCGGTGAGCAAGGTAGCAAAGGAGTCCAACAACCCTTTCTTCAAGTCAAAGTATGCGTCATTGGCAAACATCTTGTCAACCATCCAAAAGCCATTGAGCGATTGTGGTTTGGCAGTCAGTCAGTTTCCTGATGGTGACGCACTCACAACCATCATCCTACACTCCGAATCAGGTGAGTGGATGGAGTCATCCTACACGATGCCTGTCGCAAAGCAGAACGATCCACAAGCGATGGGTTCGGCAATCACTTACGCTCGGAGGTATGCACTCGGTTCAATTTTGAACTTGAACATTGACGATGACGATGACGGTGAGAAGGCAATGGGTAGAACATCTGCACCCAAGAAAGAAGAACTCACGCCAAAGCATCCCAATTGGGCAAAAGCAATGGAGCATCTCAAGACGGGCGGACTAATGACCGACATCACCAACAAGTACGATGTCTCTCCAGTGAACCAAAAACTATTAATTGGCGAGAAATGAAACATCAACTTCCAACTATTCACTCTTCTTTGACGGAAGAGGATTGGCAAGATTTGAGAAGGTCACGCTTCACCGCTTCCGAAATTCACAAACTGATGGGGACTCCGAAATCAAAATCGGAGTTCCTTTCCGAGACGGCAAAGTCGTTCGTCTTTGAGAAAGCAGCGGAGTATCTCACAGGCAACCGGACGGAGATTTATGGTCGTGCTTTGGATTGGGGCAAGGAACACGAGAAAGAAGCGTTCCACTACTTCCAGCAACAAACCGATGACTTCTACACCTACTACGGTGCGGAGACCTACACCTTCATCACCTATGGTCTTTGGGGTGGTTATTCTCCCGATGCACTTGGTGAGAAGCTCATTGAAATCAAATGTCCTTTTAATTCAGGCAACCACCTTCAAAACTTCTTCATCAAAAACAACGAGCAACTCAAGAGCAAACGGACGGAGTATTATTGGCAGATGCAGATGGGAATGATTGCAACCGGGTTGACCGAAGGGATATTTGTTTCGTATGACCCCCGAATGCCCGATGGCAAGAAGGTCACAGGAACGCTCATCACTTTGGACGATGACTCGCAAGAAATCATTGACGAAAAGTTGACCTACGCTGGAGAACTATTTTTGTCAATCACAAAATAAATCGTTCATTCACAAAAAGATTTGTAAAATAAATTTGCATAAGTGAAAAGTTT